GTATTAACAGCTGATGCAGCGCCGCCCATGTGGAAGATCGAGTCCTTGAGGAAGACCGACCACATCAGTGGGTGAAGAATGAAGTCTGTTGGTATATGATTTTCGGCCATTAGAACAGCTGCCATGTCTACAACATCGTCCCAGGTGACGGTGTCATTGTATGCACCATCAATTCCGCGACCTGTTGTGTCGTCATAGCTACCACTGTCGTTGTCGAATACAATTGTAGCTGCATCCTTGAAACGACTGAGAGCAATTTGCTCTTTCAAACGTGCCATTGCACGGCCTGCGGCACGCACATGGAGGCCTACGATGTCCCAAAGAGAATCGGCAATAACTTCCTCTGTGAAAGCCAGCTTAACGCCCTTCTTTGACACCTTACCCTCGATCTGCTTAGCAAATGCGAGAGCTTGTTCTGGGTACTCTTGTCCTTCTGGGATCTCAGCAGCTTGAATTGCGTTTACCGCTGGAAATTCCAAAGAACGACCCTTACCAAGGCGTACTGTAGAAAGAAGCGGAGTTACCAAAAGCTGTGGTTCGGCTGCTTCGCGCAGAGTACGAGAGATAACCTTAGGGAACAAAGCGGCTGCGTCTGACGAGCCGAATGCTTCCTTGATTGTAACTCTGTTGTCTGTGTCGATGTAACCATCCTCAGCAAATGCGGCTTCCCAAGCTGGGAGACCCGAGAGGAGTTCTTGGATTGTCTTACTCATCTTAGGATATATCCTCCTGTTTATTGTTTTCTTTTATTGTTTCTTTTTTTTATTAGAGTGTTAAGTTCACGCGGAATGCGCCAACAACATTCGTAACATCTAGGTTTGCACGGATACCAAGTTTACCTGAGTATGTGCCTGATTGTGTGAGCTCATAAACTGTCTTGAGCGCACCTGGGTCAGATGGAAGCTGCATGTAGGAAAGCAATCCGTCATCAAAGTTTGTAGCAAACTTCTCAACTTCAATTACTTTACCAACTTGCAACCATGGGTATGTACCGGCATCTGATGTAGAAAGAAGTCTTGGGCGACCCATAAAGTCTGGGGCAACCAAATCACCTGCTGCTAAATCAGCGTTGACGTTTGTAACCATTGGGTACTCAACATAACCTCTAACGATAAAGCCTGCACCTTGCGATGTGCCCTTATCGAACGGTCTGTAGAGATCGTACTGTGCGCAGCCAACTGGCACTGAACGTGCAGCTACTGCCTGTGTGTCTCCAGCTGCACCAGCAACTGGTGTTGCTCCTGCAAGTGGGTTCCAACCTGAAATTGTGTCTCCCCATGTTACTGAAGATCCGCTACCGTTAGCTGGAACGAAACGTGAATCACCGCTTGCATCTGTCACTACCGAAAGGATTGTTCCCTTTGGAATAACAATTTCAAAACGATCATCTTCTGAGTCACTGTACCAAGTTGGAAGAGCAACTGATGGCAGGATGTATGCCGAAGGTGCAATACCCTCTGAAACAACGAAACGACCAGCACCTGTCTTGGTACCTACTTTACGAAATTTTGCTAATGACATTTATTATCTCCTTGTTTATATATATTTGTTTTAAAGTTTGCGACGGCCCATGAGAGTATCAACAAACAGTTCTTCAACTGTATTCACTTTTTCTTCTGGTGCAGTTGTTACTTCTTCGTCTTCAACAATAACGTTGTCTTCTTTTTCTGAAACAACATAATTGTCCATTACGGATTCAACATTGAGCTTTTGAATATTCTTCTTAGCTACTGGGAGCTTAGCTAAATCTCTAAGAGAATCAGCTAAAGAACCTGCTGAACGAGTTACGTGATCTTGAATCAAGTTTTCTCTTTCCTCAATCGGTTCTACTCCTAATGAAATTTTAGTATCAACTACTCTTTCGGCCAAAGTGCGATGTAACGCCTCTCTAAGCTTTGCATTTTCCTGTTGAAGCACTTGAAGTTTATTGTCATTGTCATCTTGCTCAGCAGCTTGTGTACTGTCTGTGAGCTCTGAATTTGACTCTTCTTGTGTTTCATTTTCCGGGGAGGACTCGGCAGTTTCAGAATCAACCACTTCTTCTTTACCTTGTTCTTCTGTTTCCACTTTTTCTCCTTCAGATTCTTCATCGCTAGGAGACTGTTCTGCATTTTCTGCAGCTGGTGTCTCAACCGGCAATGCTTGCTCTTGCGCTTTCTTTAGATCTTCAATCTTTGAAGAAAGAACATCTACCATAGATTGCTCACCAGCTTCTTGTGCTACTTGAAGAGCATCTGACAGCGCAGATATAAGATCTACATTTTTTGCTTCTACATTTACAGAAGCTTCTTCTTGTGAAGAAATTTCTTCTGATTCTTCTTTAGGCGCTGTAGCAATTGCTGACAGGTCTTGGCTCAGATTTTCAACAGTTGCCAAAACATCATCACCTTTAACGATTTCGTCCATTTCAACATTCTCCTCGTCAATAATATTCTTTTCTGATAGTAACGAAGTATTATCAGCCTTTGCAGTTTCGCTTTCTTGAAAGGCTAAAGCCGTAAGAAAAGCTCCTTTAACATGAAGATAAAGTGGTCTAGACTCCTTTTTCTTCATACCCTTTAAAATAGATTCATTCTCTTCTACGGTAGTTATATCTTCTTTATCCATATGTAAAATAAAGGCTGCCGTTTTTGCTGTCCAATTATCTGAATCAGTTACTACTGTTGATCCATCAATTGTCTTAGAAGCTCTTACGCTAGATCTTTGATCTGCCGGTTGATTAACGAATGAATATTCTTTAAATGAAATGTCCTGCATGTCGACAAAGGCGAGTTTACCCTTGTAAACCTGACCACGCTTATACTTTGCCATCTTAGGTCTACCATCTGCTGATTCAGCAGCTAAGTCTTCACCGGAAATTGAGCAAACTGCTTTTCCAGCTCTTCCGCCAACTGACCCAGTCAGGTATCTCTTGTCTGAAATCTTTTGAGCTGCCAATGGATCCGTAATTGCAACCTGCAATCTTACGTAAGGAGCACCATCTTCTTCTTTGTCCATTTTAGCTGCAATAACTCTACCAATTGGTTCAGAGTTTAAATCGTGATTTAAAATAATTGGCTTAGGATATGGTTCAACCCAAGACTGAAGAGCTTTTTCTAATTCAACGGCAGAGTAGTTATTATAGTTAGCAGTTAGTCCGTTCATGTATTGCGGCTACTTCAATAATTAAACCATGGTTCTTGCTAAACGACTCGGAAAAATCATTTTCCAATCCTGAAAGATCAGGAAGTTGAAGTGTGAAACTTTCAACGAAATCAAATGCCATTTTAATGCTCCATTTATTTTAATGTATTATTTATAGTAAATTAGGTTTTATAAGATTAAACAATCTTATATAAAGATATCATACTTTTATGCTGTTGCAAAAAAATTTCCTCTAGAATCTCCATTTGATAAAAAACTCTGCATCATCTGCTTATGCATTATGTGTGGAGCGTAGATGTATGAAGCTGAATAGAGCTTGTAGCCCATTTTTGCTGCGTTTCCAGACCAACCCAAATCCTCACCCTGTGTATGGAGTGAATAATCAACATTTTTATACACATCTCTTGACATCATTTTTGCTGCCATAATAACATCTGATTCAAAATACTGACCAAGCGGGTATTGCTCTTTTCTATAAGCTTGACCACCAGGTTCTTTTATCCAGTTCATTACACTTGGATACATTGTGTTTGTTGGCGTCATAAACATCAATGGACTAACCGCATCGGCTCCAGAGTTTACATGTGCAATCAGGAGTTGAATCGTATTTTCGTTAGTTATAAGTATGTCAGAATCTAAACTAAAAAAATAATTTGGATTAATATCTCTAACTTTTGACAAAAGAGAGTTTCTTAGATTAACCATGTTTTCGTACTTAGATATGCTCCAAGTTCTTGTTCCTTCTTCGTGAGAAAAATGTGGAACATCTTGTTTTATATCTAAAATAAATTCCGGTATATCTGGTCTGGCGTTTCTATATTTAACTAACATCTCTATCGTTGCTTCATCATCTGGTGAAGCTTCAAATATAAACGCAGTTTTTGAAAAATCAATATTTTGATTTTCTATGCAAGAAATCCAATAAGGAAATATCCAATCTCTTTTATAGATTGGACAACCAATCACTAATTCAATCATGAATTATTCTGAAATAGAAGTAGTTGTTTCTTTTGCTTTTTTCTTAGCAGGGGCAGTAGCTTCTACGGTTGTAGGTTCTACTTTCTCTTCTTTGGCTTCGGCAATTGTTGCAGTCTTGAGATCAGGTGCAACAACGGCTTCCTCTGCAATCTCGTCTTCTGGTTCTGAGGTAATAAAATCAATTATAGAATCAACAACGTCGACTAAAGCTTCAAGAGCTAATCTGGTTTGACCATTGTTAACAGCCTTCTTAAAAACATCAAGCGCATTTGCCTCTGTGTCATCGCTACTTGTAATCTTATCGTTTACATTAAACATTATCTTTATCCTTTTCAACATCTGATTCTATAACAGTATACTCGTTATCTAGCAATGATTCAATTACTGTTAGGAAATTATTATCATATCTTTTAATATCTGGAGAATTCTTTCTTCCGTTTTGATTTGCTGGCCTCATTGCATTGCCAACGCCTTTTCTCTTTGAAGGAAGATTTCTTTGTCCAGCTGGAGCGGATTTTTGACCATCAGCTGTTTTTGGATCCGGTGGTTGATTAGCTGCCTGTGCTTTTGCTTGCGCTTTAGTTGTTGCAGTTGCAATGTCAACTTGGATATCACCTTGTATGGCGGCATACATGCTGCTCGTATCTATGTCAGAGTCATAGCCTAATCCTAAACGAGCTTCTTCAAGTGTGATTAAGTTATTTACATACTTTTGAACAATGTGGTTTTCTTTCTTAACCTGAGTATCAACATCTATTTCCTTGAACTTAAAGTAGCACCTATCGGATTCCCCACTTTCCATTGGGTTAGAGATTGGGTCAAACCCACCTTCAAATAAGAGTTCATTAAATATGTTCAATCTTATCATCTCAGAAAAAAGCTTTTGCATTTGTTTAATTCTGTCATATAGAGCGACGTCTAATCTTTCAGTAACAGATCTATTACCGCCGTTCATTGACATCCCAAGATGGTGTGGGGCAACGCCTAAACCAATTGCAACACGTTCTTTGAAATGATTTAAATATTGACTTGCGTCAAGTGCTGAACCCTGTGATCCGATTACCTCTACATCGTGCCTAAACGGAAGAATAAGCCCACCTTCAGCTCTTAAGTTTTCTATTTCTACAGCTGCTTGGGTAATCTCTTCTGGCTCTGCTGGTTGTTCTGCGGTTCCAATCTTATACTTATACAATGGAAACAATTCACGGTGAACTAAGTTTTGAATATCTTCTTCAATTTGACGAAGTGCAATCACATCATCTAGAACGTTAATCAAAAACGGAGTACCAAATGCTCTTCCAGTTTTTCTATCAAAATGTAAATGAATTACTTTTTCTGCGGTCCAAGTTGGATTACCCTCAAGCGGCATATATGTAAGAGGATCTGTTTCCTGCCTATAAGACTTTGGTCTATTATGCTTATCTCTAAATATTCTTACTTGTTCAGTAGGAATTAGGTAATAACCGATTACTGGAAGATCACCAGTCATAGGTGTTAACTTATCTGGGAAGTATTCGCTTAAGTCTCCTCTTGCTTTAACGATAAAAGCGTTTGAGAACTTGAAGAGTTGATCTGAAACTTCAATTAGAAATTCAACAAACGGTCTCTTCATTGCTATTTCCATAAAATCTATTCTTTGATGAAGATAAGAAATAGCTTCTGGGTTTTCAGAAACTATTTCCCAACCTTCTTTCCAAAAAAGATCTTTATATTTAGACATAGCTTGCTTTACATAAGAGTCCGTATCAACAGCCTGCATCAATCTTTCGAAATCGTATGCTGGCCTTTCAAAAGTTGCTCTATTATTGAAATAATAATTAGTACCCTGGAAACCTAAAGCGAGTGATGCTATTTTCATAGCCTTAGATAGACCCTTAACTTGCTCTGGTGCTAAAGCTTTATCAGAAAAAGTAAGATCTTTATCTACTCTTTGAAACGGTAAATAATCTTTGATTGCCATGGTACGTCCTTATTTAAGCCTATATCTAATAGTAGACTGAATTTGCCTAGGCTGTAATTTATTGTTTTTCAGCTATTCCTGCAGCTTCAAAAGTCTTCTTGATAATAAGATCCTTTACAGCTTCAAGCCAAAAAATTGTTTCAGCTTCTGTAAAATCGCTCTTATAAGCAAGGTTCTTATCGCTAATCTTAATTTCTACAACAAATTCTGTTTTTGGTTCAATTGTTTCAGTTACTTCACTCATTTTATTGTCCTTTTAACCTTTTTATAATATTTGATTGGTGTTTAATTGTAGCTTCTTTAACCACTAATTCAGTCATTAAAGTGCTAAGTTTTTCTTGAAAAATAGAAATAATAAGACTGATATCCAAACTGGACTCGTTATCTTGTTCATTATCTATTTCAAAATTATCTTGTTCTGCTTTAGACATTTTCTTAGTATAGCACAATTATGCTTGTTCTTGTTCGTCTAACTCAAAAAATTCTTTAAGTTCTTCTTGAATTATTTTATGTTGGAGAACCTTATCATCCATTTCTTTTTGTATTTTGTAAATAAATTCACGTACACTATTTCCTTTATCTACATAATCTCTAATAGTTTCTAACATTAGTTCCAGTGCATCGAGGTCAACATCTTTAATGCTAAAACCCTTTTTAATGCCATATTCATAAGCTTCACTAAGGGAAGTTTCTCCTGTTTCGGTGTTTACAATTGCTTTTTGAGGCGTTGAACATACAACTCCGTTGAGCTCATATCCAAATCGACCAGTTATAAGTTGTTTTTTTAAAAATCTAACAACTGAAACTGCTTGCGTTAGTATATCTGTATTTTCTTGATTCATATTTTATCCTTAAGTTACCGTACGTGAAACACCAGGCCAGTTAACATAGGTTCCAACTGCATAAGTTGGTGCCCAAAAATCTGGATCTCCTTGTATGTATGATCTGTAAAAAAAAGTATACGTTTGACCAGTTGTTACTGGAGCATAGGAGTATGATGAGAGACTCGTTGATCCTGAGTCTATTAGAACACCACTTCTTCTTAGTTCAAAACTAACATCTGTTCCAGAACCATTGCTAATATTCCAAGTTAAACTTTTACCATAAGGGGTTGTTTGCTGTGAATCAAATGTTACTGAAGGGTTAACTAACGCTGCTGTATATCTTGGTCCATCATAAACCCAATCAGACTCTTCACCTGTTGCAGCATAGGACTTAGCTCTAATGTAATATGCTATTTGAGAAGTAGATATGGTTAGATCATCGGCATTTACTGCCAAACCACCTGCGTTGAAACCAGATAGTATATTACTTCCCCCAGAAGAGGTTCCAACTTGATATTGTATAGTTAGGCCTGAAGTAATTGTCCAATTAACATAATTATAACCTCTTCCAGTGTAGGTTATAGTTGGAGCTGTTGGAACATAAACTTCAGTTGTTGCATATGCGTTGGTCGTAGCTACTTCAAATGCTCCATAATCTGTGAATACTCCATCTGCCTTTAATCTATATTGTGTATTAGAAAGTAATTCTGATGTTATTAATGCTCCAGCGGAATATACCGTTCCGCTATCTATAATACTTCCAGTGGAAACCCTTATCAAAGTCCACATCACATAATTTGCTCCATTAAAATCAATATCCCAACTTATTCGATAAGAATCTAGTGCCGTTCCTACCACCCCTGGAGGAACTGCAACAACAGCGTCGCTCGTTTGGTAGCCAGTTGCATAGGTATATTCATTTGGTGCGAAATCCGTTTCGTAGTTTGCCCTAACATATAATCTATAATTAGTATCATGATATGGAACTGGAATAGAAAAAGTTCCTTGATTACCAGTAAATGTTCTAGAGCCTTCATCTATAAATTGACTATCCGAAGTCCTATACAGGTACCAGTTAAAGCTGTCTGCTTCATTGTAGTTGACGAAAAAGCTTACACTATTTGGGGCTGCTGATCCATTTCCATATACGGTTGGATTTTCTACAACTGTTGCTATAGTTGTAGTCTGTTTTAATTCATATGTTTCATCTTCTGGATAATAAGTATTATCATTATTATCTCCAGGAGTGTCATCTTCATACATTAGTCTATAATAAAGACTTACTGTTTGATTTTGCGATAACCCAGTAAGAGATATCGTTGAGACTCTAGCGTCAGTATAACTATAACCAGTTGATGGAGATCTTAATCCACTTGGATATACTATATAATATTGAAATTGAGAAGGAAACTCTGCAAACTGCAGAGTCGATGCTTGGGTGACGGTCCATGTTATGGCGTTTTTAGTTACTGTAGTTGCGGAAACAATAGGAGCAGTTGTTGTTATTCTTTGGTAGAATCTAGACCAAGCTGATCCTGTCCAAATTTTTCCAGTATTAACAAGATGCCAAGCGTCGTTGGCGTTGTTTCTTACTTTTATAGTTGCAATATTTTGCCAACCACTGTTTGAATTGTTTCTTATTTTTACAACCATATTTATCCTAAGATAACCAAATATCGCCAGCTTTTAAATTTGACGGGTTTGTGACTGCCGGATCAGTGCTTGAGTATCTAATATTTTTTACCGAAAGAGTGCCCACTGGATTTGATGCTCCAGAATAGTTGACAACTTTTATCAAATTACCAAAACTTAAGTAGGCTCCGCCAAGAGCTCCAACAGTAGGAGTGCTTACTTGAGTAAATTTTACTACACCATTATTATTTATCTCTAAACCAGAAGCGCTTGAATCATCTTCTGAATTTCCACCCCAAGTCCAATCTTTACTTATCTTTGCACTTTCTATTAAAATACCAGCTATTCTTCCACTGTTAGCGGTTATTTCTCCATCAACAACAAGAGCTGACCCATCCCATGTAAGTTTATTCCCTAATGCAAAAGTTCCATCGGATATATTTAGATAAGAAGAACCATCTGAAGATTGAACTATTCCTGTTGTAATAACATTACCAGAAATGTTTGTAACATTCTCGTCTACTTCTGAACCAACTATAAAACTACTACCAGTAGTTCCGCCAATGGTAACATTTCCATCTATCGATAAACTGGAACCATCCCAAGTAAGCTTGTTACCTAAAGAAAACTGACTGTTACTGTCAACATAAAATGGAGTGTTAGTGTTGTTATAAACCCCAACTCCGAGATAAATTTTTGAGTTTGTTGACATTGAAGTATCACCAGTTAGTGTTAAGTTCTTAGTAGTTATTGTATTGGCTGTAACATCGCCTTCTTTAAGAACTTTGAATGGAGCGTTGACTAGGGTTCCAGAACCTAACCAAAGGTTTCCTTCGCTATCAACATGAAAAGAACCAGAGTCAAATCCGCCAATGTCGATACTTCCGGCAATTGTTGCATCATAGAAATACGCTCTACCGCTACCGTTAATCAACCAACCTGTTGTAGCATTTGCGTAGCTTCCACCACCAACATCAACTCCATTAAATGTAGAAGATTTAATAACAGAAGTTCCACCAGCCAAAGTAATAGTGTGTGCACCGATTGTTCCAGCTGTAATTTTTGATGCTGTGAGATCTACGATATGAGCAGAGTCTATAAGCGTAGTAGCAGTAGATGCAACAATTGGCGTCCATGCAGATTTATTCGCAGAGGTGTCTATTGATTGCACTCTTGCAAAATAAAGTTTTTCGGTTGTCACTACAGTTGTGACACCAGTATTAGAATCAACATTATTTGTTGTTTCTGAGTTTTGAGGAACATCAACAGCTATAACATTGGAGGCAGAAAAACCAGAAAGAAATGGAGTTGCCCCACTAATGATTACATATGTTGAACCACTTTGTGCTATATCTTCAGGAAGGTAAACTTCATAGTTATACCCTCTTAGGTCAGCTTCGTTAGATGGGTTAAAGCTAATCATTATAGACTTGTAGTTTCCGACTATTGTCAAGTCACCAAGTTCAGCTGGCTGAGTAAGGTCGGCTGGAATAGTGAATCTAACAGCTGAAGCTGGATCTAGGAGAACGTTTAGCTCTGCATCTTTTGGTTTAACCGTTAAAAGATATTGTTTTCCAGGTTTTAGATTTTGTATAGTTTTTTTAATTGTAGCCATTATCTCAATCCCCCTATTGACTTAAAGGTCAAATCTGGATTTATTTCTTGATCATCTAAAGAAAAATAAAAGTTTCTTAAAAAGCTTATTTTACTTATAAAAATTTGATTATTAGCCGATAATATATTTTTGTCTGATATAGTTTCAATCTCTAAAGTATAATCAAGATATTCTAAATCGTTCTTTTGAAAAATTATTGATTCCTTTTCTTCAGTCGAATAACAATCAATTTCATACCAATCTAAAATTATATTTTCAGTTTCTGCTGAAGACTCAGATTTTGTAGTTATTCTAACTTTGCATTTTCCATACGCTGGACCAACTACACCAGTTATTCTAACATTTGGACCACTAAAAGTTCCAACTATCTTAGACCCAACTTTTTTTGAAAGATTATTTACCCAATCTGTTCCATCATTAAAATATGCCAATCTATAGTATCCAACAGAATTTTTATTAATGTCAGTGTCATAAAGATCTATACTTGGTGGAGTAGCACTATAGTAAATGCTATAACCAGGACTTGCCTCAAGTGAGGCGATTCTACTATTTGGGTATTCTATATATTCATAGGAAGTTACTGAGTTTGAAGTAACTGGTGTTGCGTGAATATACTTAATATAGTCAGAACCGTAATATACACTGTATGTTCCATCTGGAAGAGTATTTGCTTCGTGGTTTTTTGCAGCTTTAAAATAAATTATACCGTCAACAATTTTTGTAACCACAGGTGTCGAAGCTTCATTGACTAAAACATTTGAATTTTCATA